TTGACACTATCTTGCTCGTCACGCCCGCACCGCTTATACACCAGCAAGCACGGATACGGAGTCCGCATTGTGTCGCTGCTCCCCATATAGATGTTACGATACGGCCCAACAGCCTCCAAAATGTCCAGATAGCGATAGGCGTCGAAGTAACTCGTCATAGGAGCATCGTTCTCGTCCTTGGTGGTAACGGTAATCTTCGGGAAAAGAGGCTTCCCCAAATTCTTCATACCTCTCCACTCACGGATGATCTTTTTGCAATCATCCACAGTGGGCGGCGAAACAACCAACGAAGCGTTCGCGTCCTTGAGATAGTCTTGAACGTATTTATCATACGTTTCCGTCCGATCACCTACGGAGATTCCCTCGGGCTGTTCCGCAAACAGCACCACCATAGTTCCATCTGTTATGGCAAAATGCTTCTCGCTGGAATGAACACCAGCCAGAGCCTCCGACTGGGTTTCGTCATATCGGGTCTGCTCCCGCCCTACAATCCGTTGTAGGGCGGAGAGCTGCTTCTTTGTCAGTTTCATGCCGGGTTCCTCCTCAAATACTGTCCCACAAACTCCTGGACAAAAGCGACACTGCGGAACTTGATATCCACACGGCCATTTTTGAACAGCTTGATATTTTTGACCTTGCTCATGTACGCGATCTCAAACTGGTTTTCCTTGGTATCGTACTTGAAAAGCTCCGGGAACCAATTTGCGCCGTCCTTGAACTTCCCAGTCTCATAGTGTGCCAGCGCATTCAGAATGGTTTTCAGGGACTCACTGGGCTTATACTCAGGGACAGGACTGCTCATCCATTTGTTTTCATCACAATATACCCACGATCCGGTCAGGCGGAGCACATCGTTCTTGATCTCGAACTCTTCCACATACGGATCGGAACTCCAGTTTCTGTGATGAGACGCGTCCCAACACAACCGGAGAAACTCATTCATGGCTCGCTCCTGGAATGAGAATCCGCCCAGCTGTACAAAGATCTCATCCACAACCTGTTCATACCGGAGAGGGAGAGTACGCAAGGACTGTTCAAACTTATTCTTTTCAACCTTATAGGCGTCCAGCTTTCCCCGATAGGAGGCGATCTCGTCTTCGGTCATGTTCCGATATCCGCCCCAGGGCAAATCCGGCTCCTTCGGGCCAGTGGGAATGAGATGTTCCTCAATCTTGCTCTTGTCCAGCTCAACACTGTACTTGCGGCTGAAATAATTGACGACAGCCGAAATGAATGTGCGGTTTCTCTTCTTCATGGTGTCGTAAACACTGTCTACGTCACAATCGTTTCCCACATACCGGTCGATAAAGTCGTCGTCTGCGGTCAGGATTCCAGCCTGCTCTGCCTTGGCTGCGGCCATCGCCTCAGCAACCTTCTGGAGCGCCGGCCCAGCCTTATCAAAGGCTTCCTGCTGGCGGAGACAAAACGCCTTGTCATCCTCGGAAATTCTGTTGTCCGCCTTGATCTCGACGGCGGAGAACTTCTCCATCAAACTCATCTTTCTTCCTCACTTTCATTTTTGTTGTATCTACGAACAACGGTATCGGAGTATTTGTTGGCGTGCCTCACGGCCACGTGTTCCAAAGTCAGCTTCACGGCCACGATGACAAGCCCAAAGAGGATTTCCATATCAGCCACCTCACTTTATGGGGTGAGGCTTTTTATAGTGGAGCCTCCCAGACCACTACATTTTCAGAATGAAACTACTATTTGCTAACCATTAAAACGTAGGCGTTTCCTCCTCCTCATCATTTTTGAATGCGGCAAGAAATTCCTCATCGGTCGGAAGCGCGTCCAGGTTCCACTTTGCTGCCAGCCGGACACCGTGATACCCGTTATCCTCCTCCAAATCCCGCAGGAAGTAGAAGCGGTCATTCTCGGCCAAAGGGGTCTGGCCGAACCCGCAGTACCCCTCAAATGTTCCCGCATCCAGGTCAATCACCCACGCCCACTCACAGAAAAGACCGTCAGCGGCAAAATTGATGCTGTCCTGGAGCTTCATGCCCTCTGAGTGATTCTGCACCATTTCAAGGATGCCCGCACCAGTGTTACGGCTAAACTCAGGATGATCTTCCATCATCCTATCCAAGTCCTCCATCGTGACCAATCCGTTTTCGTCTGCCCCGTATTGCTTCCAGAGAGCAGTAAGCTCCTCACTGGGGATGTAGGACGAGTTCCGCAACGCTTCCTTAAACAGTTCCAGATCCATCTTGTCCCGAAGGAAGGTGAGTACCGTTATGCCCTGACCTTCCGGGTAGCCGTCCCACTGACCGTACTGTGCCACCTTATACTGCCCGTCCAGGTAAACCGCTGTCAAATTCCGAGTCCCCATTTTTTAATACCTCCTATTTTTTTGGTTATTCTAATTACGTAAATAAAGCTGTTATTTGCTAACCTTCCGCCCGAAAGTTTTTGTTGAACTGTTCCTTATAGGCAGCAACGCCGTTCCAGTCGTCATATACAACCTTCTCTGTCTGATCTCCCAGCTGGAAAATCAGGTTGGGTCTCGGCTCTCTACCATCCTCCGGTACCCGGCGCTCTCCACACAAATACCACTTGGCAAAAAGCTGGTGGGCGTGTACCTCACGCAGATAATAACGCTGTGTCTCGACACCTCGGTAAACCTCTCGGCCTGTTCCGTCTTCGATGCCGACGAACATAACTTTGATGACTTTCTCAGGATTGCGCTCCAGATCGTTGTACCAGGAATTTTGAGAACACTTCATAAACCACTCGTCGCAGACCTCAGAGTGTTCCAGCTTTGCGTGCTGTTCGATATAGGCCAGCCCCAGCCGGTCGAACTCATCCTGTTTCATGAAGGACTCTGCCACGTGTCCGGCGTCATCCTGGCATATCAGCTTTACACGGTCTGCCAGACACGCCTCGGCGTTCATTCCGACGGCATTGAATTTTTCGTAATCCTGTGGGGTTATGACAGCAACCGTAATCTTCATACTGCTACCTCCTTATACTCAAATCTTAACGGTTCCACTCGGGCTATCCAATCAGGGGTTCCGTTCATCGGAAAAAACATAGTGGGGAGAATAGAGGCTCCCAGCATTCTTGATGTAGTATCTCTTTCGGTTGAACGTGATGTACTGTCTTCCGCCATCATCTATGATCGGCCTTAACTTTTCTGTAATACCATCAGAAACAAGTAGCTTTGCATAGGGGAGAACTCTCTTGTTCCCAAATATCGGAATTGTGTAATCGCATATTTTCTTAATGACTAACATATCTCTGTCTCCTTAATATCGCTTGACCCGCACTTTCAAACCGTACCTCTTGGCAAGCTCGATCATGTGCTTGGTGCCACGACTTTCACCGTTCCAGAATGCGGCCAGAGCGTCGGCGTTCTGTGCCATCTGCTCATTGCGTAGGTATCCAGCTCGCTTGCCGTATAATTTCCACTGGGCGGGGTAATAGTCAATGGCGTATCCCTTTTCCATGGCATACTGTTCACCCAGCGTATCAGCGCCCTTGGCCTGTCCACAAACAACGGTGATTTCATCCGTAATATTGCAAAGCAGCTTATCCATGGTCGCTTTCAAAAGCTGGTAGTCATCAAAGTCTCGCCCTCCGGCGATGATAACTCGAAACACATTGACCACCTCCTCACTACATTTACAGACCGTTAGTGTTTCTTGCTAACCAAAAAAAAGAGACGGGATAGATTTCTCCATCCCGTCTCGTTCTGTTCTTATCGTGCGCCAACGCCTGCCAGCAGAGAGGCCATCTTGTCCATCATGGCATGGCCATCCATGATTCGGCCCCAGTTGTTCTCCTGGTAGTTGGAGGTCATGCGGCGGGGAGCGGTATGTCCAACCATGTCGCTCATCGCGTTCAGTGCGCCCCAGGCAGTCCCCTTGAACTTGAGAATGTCCGGCGCAAAATAGCAGATCATGTACTCTTCACGGGCTTTCGTCGCGTTCCGCTTTTCACGCTCGCTCATATCCTCCGTGGCCGGGAACATCTCGTCCAGAATTTTGGCGATCTGCTCATCGGTGACGGTCTTGTTCGCCATCTGGTCGGCGTACACAGCCAGCTTGTCCATGTACTTATTCGCCATGTCCAGACACATCCGCGCCTCCTGGAGCTTGGCCTGAATGTCGCCGGTATGCCGGACAGACCACGCACGCTTTGCGCCGTTCAGTGCGATGTTCAGAGTGTTGTTGCAAACCACCCGGATAGGCGTCATACACACGCGGATAGCGCCGCTGCCGTCGTGGGTGTTGGAGAAGCACAGATACGGCTCGGTCTTATCGCCGACGATCTCCGTATCGGGCAGTTTTGCCAGCAGCCAAATCTTCCGGCCACCCATAAGGCTTCCCGCCGTCTCATAGTGAACCTGACCCTCTCCGCCAATCAGAGCGTCGGTGAACGCAAATGCCTCCGCATTCTGCACCACCTGATACCGGTCACTGACCACGCCCAGCACCGCACCGTCGCTACTCCGCACATTAGCGAAGAAGTTATCCACCTTGCGCCCGCCGCAAACCTGAATGGGCTTGCGCTGCACAGTCCAGTCCAGACCAGCCAGCCGAAGTGCATCGGCACTGGTCGGCGCTTCCTCAACCTGAGTACCCAGGCCGTGCCAGGGCTTCTCGCGTCCAGCATAGAACATACTCTCAACATTCGCAGACATTTTTACGTACCTCCTAAATTTTGTTCTCGTTTGTTTTCTCCGGTCGCTATACTTACAGAAAAGAACTGCGTTTTGCTAACCGTCTGTTTAATTATCCCAAATATCGTTGATATCAAAGGAAATGCGAACGTGCCCATCGACGGCAGAAATCACCGTGCCGTCAGCCTTATTCATGATGGCCGTAAGAGCCGCCGTTTCTTCCTTGTTCAGGGTAGCGGCAGGGGAGAAGTCCAGCCAGAGAATGGCGTGCTTCTCTTTCATGTTCGGGTCATACCCGTCGATCATCCGCACGTCATCGCATATATTCATAAACTCCACCAGGTCGCTTTTGACGGCCTGGTAGAGCTTGATCTTGGAAAAGTTAGCACGTGTTCCGTTGAAGTTTTCGTTACGGTCGTGCATCTCTGCAATCTCTTCAGGGGTGTAGTTTACACGCATCCTTTCTTCCTCCTCAACTCCATATACTCGGGGTAGCTCACCCCCATCAACTCGGCGGCGGCATGAAGCGCCTGCTTCTTATCTCCCAGTGGGCCAGCGGGCACCTTGGGAGTCTCGATCTTGTGGGGATACCAGCGGGAACTGCCCTTCTGCTTGGACACATCATAAGTAATGCTCATATGTTCCTCCTTATAAAAAATGGTTTCTTACCAAACAGCACGCCAGCCGGGAGACTTGACCAGCTCATCCAGCTCGGCCTCTTTCTGGTCTGCCGCTTCCTGTTCCCCTTCGTCCGGGAAGTCGGAAACATCCAGATCATATACATCGACATCCATATTGGCATTGGCATAAACTGAACTCACCAAACCGCCCTTGACACAGATAGCTACCTCCGGTGTAACCTCTTCGCAACAGTTAAGATACTCGCACAGGTCGTCTACCTCATCGGCCATTTGGTTGTTGCTATCGTGGATTTCCGAGTCGCTGGTACATTTGTTTTCATATGCAGCATTTTCCTGCAAAGCACGTAGCCCGTCGATGATCAAGGAAACCTGAGCATCAGTCAAATCAATTTTCATTTCAAATCTCTCCTCTCAGAACTGGTGTTGATATATTCCATCACAGCTTGGTACAGCTCAGGCGACGCGGTGAAAAGAAAGACATCGTACATGGGATTGTCCCGGTCGGGAGCTACCTTGTAAGGGGTGAAACCCTTCTCAATCAAGAAACTGCACATTCTGGCCCGCTTGCATACATAGGTTTTCTGCTCGTTGGCGTTGTTCATCTCTTCAAGTCCTTTCAAAAAGTTGTTTAGAATTGCTTCACTATAATTACAGAGCCAGGGCGAGTTTTGCTAACCTCTA